TTGGGTCTCAATGGAATATCTGAGATCGAAAAGGTAACTTTCTTCTCCTTGGCACATTCTTCTGGTTGGTGTTTGGGTCCAAGCTGATCCTGGGATTGAGAAGGAAGAGTTGTCTGCGATTCTGCTCTTTCCTGCGTTTTGTTGGGCGAAAATGGAACTAACTGTGAATGGGCTACTTTTGTTATTCTTGTTAACATTGTAGGACATGAAGATGGATCCACCCTGGAATTGTGAATACCCTGAAATCCAGTGGATTCTAACTGAGTGCATTCGATAGGACTCGAATACTTTAGATAGTTTTTCGAACCAGAGCGGGTAATTGCCATCTTCGAATACATAGCGGCCAGTTCCGGTGTTATTGATTGTAAACCAAAGTTCTTTACGATGGATTCTGCACGAACCAGCATTTTGTCCGTTTCTAAGGTTAACTTGTTTATTTTGGCCTCTTCTGCGTCCAATACTTGCTTGATTAGCTTGATTATTAATCTTCTTCTTTTGATTGCTGTTTTGCATTTTATTCTAAGTCGATTCTTGTAAATAGTTTTAACAATGGTACCAATCAGTCCGGCGGAATTAGCTCCTAATTGGTATTTGTAACGTGACTTGTCGATTAAATAGTGTTCTAATGATTCACACATTTTCATCTTGTATTGGACATCGTATGATAACTCTACTCCATTTAAAAGTGAAGAAATATCAATATCGAATTCGATTCCTAATTTACTGAAGTACGCAACTGCTTGTAATTTACCAAATATAGTTTTAGCTATCTGCTCATTATTGTTACCTACGACGTTCATCATCTTGTTAAGCAAACGTTCGGTGTCAACGTAGTAACCACTTGGAGAGTAAAAGGTCTGACAGAACGGTATTTCCCAATCTTCTTCTGTTAAGTCAACGTAACCTGGATCGTCATCTATCTCGTAACCATATTCCTCTAAATGTTCTTTTATTTCCCAAAATAATGATCTGTCATTCATAAAAAGTAACGTATCATCACCATCACAAAATACACCGATTTGGTCCTCTTCTATGAACTTATGTAATAATGATCCAACAACTAAACAATTTCCACTACCGGTAAACAAGTCACCTGAACGTCTAAGGGGCATTGCATGTTCAACGACTCCGAACGTCTTTGCCTTGGCTAGACGTTCAGCCACTTCTTCGTCGAGACCTATGGAAGCATAGAATTTCATACATGCAGTGTATGCTTGTTTACAATGATGAGCGTCGAAGTTTTTAAAATCTATTGGAACACAGTAGCAGTATCTTCCAGCATACTTGTTAATAATGTCCCATCTTTGTTCATAAGTTCTAGACTTCGCATAAAGTGGTAGCCCATCA